AAATATCAATGATATTGGGTGAAGATTTTTAGAAAATAGAATAAATTAATTATTATTTTATTTTTTTGGTAATATTAAAAAAAAAAAAAAAAAAAAAAAATAAAAAAAGAAAAAAAAAAAAAAAAAAAAAAAAAAAAAAAATACAGGAACAAGATAAAATAGAAATTTTTATTGCCGATAAAAAAAAAAAGGGGACGATTGAATTATATTCTTTAAAAAAATTTGTAACAGATATTTTAAAAGAGCAACAATTCGAAAAATTCAATGACATGAATTCTATTGATGACGTATTAGATTATGATCCACTGAATGCTCCATATGTAGATGAACTTAGTAATATTTCAAATAGCGAATGTGATCAAAATATTGAAAATATTTCAAATAGCGATGAAGATATTGAAAATAAAATAACAATATGTGTTAAAAACAACAAAGAACAAACTATACAAATATAAAATAAAGATTATTTTAAAATATTCTTTTATTATTCGTCAAATTTGGATAAAATATTTATATTAAATTTATATTAAATTAATTTTTATATTCGTTTTTATATTCGTTTTTATATTAAGAATATATATAACTATTCTATTGTATTTTATATTATATTATACATCATTAGTGATATTGATTATGGAAGATACGAATTTATTACAAAATAAGGAAATCATAGAATGGTGTTATAAAGGCATTACAAAATTAACATTAGCTAATACAAAATCAGAACAAAGATTACATAAATATAATAATCAAGAAAAAAAATGGGCTAATAAAATTTTAAAAACATATTGTAATATGAATCGATATACAAATCAATGGACTACTAAATTATGTGAAGAACTTGTTAAAGAAACTTTGATTAAATCCGGTTATAAAAATGTAAGAAAATGTGGTTTAATTCAAAGCAAATTGCGAAAAAAAAAATATAAATTAGATTGGGAAACAGATAAATATTTGATAGAAGTAAAAGGACGAAGTTGGACTGTTCCAGGAACAGTCGGTGAAAAAATATTTAGTGTCCCAATAAAATATTCTGAATTAATGGAACTTACAGGAAAAAAAATTAAAATTATTTTAGTTGGATATCAAGAATATGAAGCTAAATATGAATTTGGATTAGGTAATATATTTTATCCAAATCAATGTAATAGAACTGCAAAATTATTATTAAATCATTATAAAAGAGCTGGATTTGAATTTATTCCATTCACTCATATGTTGTCAAAATTGGGATACGATAAATATTATACATTCAATTCAATGTTATAGAACTGTACAATTATTATTAAATCAGTCCATAATAAATTACTAATTTATTGTCTTGGAAAAAATATTAATCTATTTAGATATCCACCACTCGTTATAATAGCTTGAAATTTATTATAATATATATTTTTAATAATAATATTTTTTTTATTAGGCAAATTTAGCGTATAACTATAATATGGCCCCAAACTTGTAAGTGAAGGTATGATTTTTTCTCTATTTATTATTGTATCTTTATCTGTAACTTTATCATATGAATATTTTTCTATCAAATCATTTGTAATAGTATTAAATGATGGAAGAATAAAAATTTGTTCATAATTTGTCCAGCCAAGATTAAGTAAAAATGTAATATGATTACGTATATTTGTATTTAATATTAATTCATTTCTAGGAGAATATACAACACAATATTCATTTTCCCATGTCATAAAATAATAAGATTTTGTACTACGTTTATATATTGCCATATTCTCATGTTGACAAGTGTTCTGTACTTTTTTTTTTTTATTACTTTTAATACCTTTTTTTTTACTACCTTTAATACTTTTTAAAAAATTCATATAATTAAATAGGTAAATTAAATATATCGTTAAATATTCAATTTTTTTTTTAATTTTTATCGTTTATCGTTTTTTAAACGATAAAAATTAACGACTTTCAAATCCAAATATATTTGAATAATTAATTCAATGTATTCATTGTAATAGTATAAAAAAGTAGTTAAAAATAATAATATTGAAATATTATATATAAAATGATTAAAACCGTTTTAATAACTCGTTTTGGAGAAATTACAGAAATAAATATTAATCCGCAAGAAAAAAATTTAGAATTATATTTTAAAAATAAGGGAGTGAGTCAATGTAAGGAATTAAATCAATGGGAAAATGGAGATGCTGTTATTCATTTATACGGATATACAAGTGGTCGCGAAAGTAAAATAAATAAACATGAATTACCACCACCAGTTGATATGAATTTATTTTTTGGAGATTTATTAGTTTTGAAAAAAAATAAAAAAAAAATTTTAGAAAACTTTACAAAAAAAGATTATAAATGTTTTTGGAATAATGCTTTTAATGGATTTGAATATTTAGATGATTCTAGAATTGAAGATGATGAAGAAATATATGGTGATAATGATGATTATGATTATGAAGATTCTTTTATTGTAGATGACCGATAAATAATTTAACTATACAATTATACTTAATCATTATTCATTATATTACGAAATGTTTCAATTATATTTCGCGTTGAATTAAAAACTTCATCTAAACTTTCAAATTCATTATTTAATTCTGGCTCAATATCTCGCAAATTGTTAATATTATTTTCAAATAAAGATAATACATTTGTTGCATTTTGCATAGTGGAATCCATATTATATGTTCGATATAATGGACGAAGTAAAGGTGCAATATTTGTTAAGGTATTTGATAGAAAATTTAGTTCATCATCATTAAATAAACTATGTTTTTTCCTACATAAAGGACATTCTTTTTTAATTTTATACCATTTATTGATACATTTTTTATGAAATGGTTTATTACAACAACTTTGTTTAATAATATTATTAGTATTTATGTTGCGAATATTTGTAAGACAAATCGCACATGTATAAATTTCATTATTTGTTTTAGAATTATTAGACATTCTTTATAATTAGTTGATAAAATATTTAATAATAAATTAACTAAATATTTAACTATTTATTTATTTAACTATTTATTTAACTATTTATTGATTTAATTTTAATTTAATTAAATCAAATAAATGAATATTTTTGTAGTTATTATATATATACGTTTTTTATAGAAAATGAATCCAATATTAGGAATATTATGTTTAATATTTTTTATACTATATTTAATAAAAGTTTCAAATGATAGTCCTTATATAACAAATTTTGGCAAAGATGCTTCAAATCGAAATCATATTATTAATATAAGAAAAGGAAATCTAGTATCAGATTTTGGCAGTCAATTTCGTAGTGAATTTTATCCAACAAATATAAATACTAATATGGGTGATACAATTATATTCAAAAATAATGATATAATACGACATACAGTTGAAATCGGAAATATAAATATTCAAAATAGTAATATTTTACAACCAGGTGATGAATTCTCTATAACAATTAATCAAAAAGATGATATTTCTTTTCGTTCATCTTTATATAAATTTATGAATATTGGTTTAATACAAGTTATTCCAAGAATATCATCCTCAGAATCTTTAAATATTGAAGGAGCATATACAGAAGTAACAAATACTGAAGGAGAAAATAAAAAAAGGACAGAACAAAGAATTAGTTTTTTTAAAAATATAATTTTACTAATAAAGAATTATATTAATAAATTTTTAGTATACTTTTATAATATTTATAAAATATTTATAAAATTTGCTAATTTTATAAAAAATAGATTTCAAGATTTAATTGAGGCATTTTATTTATATAATAAAGTTGGATTAAGAAAAAGTTTAAAAAAAAATAGTGTTAAAAAAGGATTTAAATTTTTAGGTATAATTATTTTTATTATTTTTTCAATATTAATGATATATAAATTTGTTTTTAATCCAAAAATATATATACCAATATATGGTGGTAATAATTTACCAATTCCACTTCCAACTGATTTGGAAAATAATTAGAAACATTGTTAATTTTTATTATTTTAATAAAAAAGTTAAATAAATGTACTTTTATCAAAATAAGTAAAAACATTTATATAAATAAAAATATTCGGTTATAGTAGAATTATTATGGAAACTGATACAAAATCGGTACCAAATTCTGAATTTGTATATTATCCAAAAAGAATTGGAAGAGGTTCTTTTTCGAAGGTATATAAAGGATTTAATATTACGAATGGAAATATTGTCGCAATAAAAAAAATAGATTTAGATATGACATCCAGTATGATAAATCGGTTAAAAATGGAAATAGAGATTATGAAAACATTAGATCATCAATATATTGTTAAATTGTATGATGTTTTTTATGATGAATATTATGCTTATTTAATCATGGAATATAGTCATTGTGGAGATTTATCTAAATACTTAAAAGGAAGGCCATTAAAAGAAAAATATGCTAAAAAATTTGCAATACAATTGTCATGTGCTATGAAATATTTAATTGAACGAAATATTATACATAGAGATATCAAACCACAAAATATATTAGTTTTTAATAAAACTACAATTAAATTAACTGATTTTGGTTTTGCCAGATATTTTGATGAATCTACTATGGTAGAAACTCTTTGTGGTTCTCCATTATATATGTCACCAGAAATTATAAAATATAAAAAATATAGTCATAAAGCTGATTTATGGTCAATTGGTGTAATTTTTTATGAACTTTTAACAGGGAGACCTCCTTATAATGCAAAAACTCATTATGAGTTAGCTAAGAAAATTGAAAATAATCCAATTTTTTTACCAAAAATTTTACCATTGAGTTCTGCTTGTACTGATTTAATACATAATCTACTTCAAAAAGATTCAAATAAACGAATATCTTGGAACGATTTTTTTAATCATGAATGGTTAAAAACAAAAGAAAAAAATTTAACAAACACAATAAATATTATAAATTCTTGTGAATCAGTATTTAATAATTTTAAGGACCAAGATGAAAAAAATTTATCAAATTCATTTTGTGTTCCAAATAATTTAGAAAATATTGGACAATTAGAAAATGAATTAGATAATAATTCCACAATAAAAAATTATGAAGATATTAATAATACTGTTTTAATAAAAACAACTAAAAATTATATTAATGTTAAAAATAAATTAAGAACAAATTATATTACAAATTGCAAAATTGTAAATGAAATGTTTACTAATCGTATTAGTAATTCACCTGATAAAATAAATGGTTTTATTGTAGTTGAACCACCTCAAAATCTTAATTTAGTTGATCCAATAATAAAAGGAAATAAAACAGATCCAAATGCACGTACAATTTTCAGTGGTCTTTTTGGATATATGAATCGTTCTGTTAATTATGTAAAAACTTATTTAAAACATATTCCAAATTCAAGTTAAGAAAGTTCTAAATTTAAAATATCTGGATAGTTTGTTATAATCCCATCAATTTTTAATTTAATTAATGATTTCATAGTTTTACTATCATTAACTGTATATACAAACACTTTTATTTTTTTTTCTTTACAAAAATTTAAAAATTCAATATTTAATGATGATATATATTGAATTATATAATCACATACTGTTTTATCATAATTATTATAATTGATTGGATTACTTGAAAATATTAATCCAAATTTTGGATTAATATCTCTTAAGTTCAATAAAATTTTTAAACGTTTTATTAAAACATGGTCAAATGATGCCAATATTATTTCATTTGCATTAAAATATTTTTTATTTATACAATTTTTAATAGCTTCAAAAATTTTTAAAATATATAAATTTATTTTTTTTTGATTACTCAAAAATGGAACTTTTAAATCTAAATATATTTTTACTTTATGTGAAAGTTTTTCTAATATTACGTTATCAAATATTAATATATTATTTTTTATACATTCAGTTTTTGTCATGTCATCTATTAAACAATTATTTTTATATAAATCATGATAAATAACTAATTCACCAGTTTTACATTGACGAATATCCATTTCAATTATATCAGCATTCATTTCAATAGCCAAATTAAATGACTCTAATGAATTTTCAAGTAAATGACCAGAAGCACCACGATGAGCTATATTCAACATATTTCTTTACTGATCTATATAAGATATTAAGTAAATAATCATTTTTAAAATGATATATTTCTATAAACTCTAAATTTTTCTAATTTATCAAGTGTATAAATGACTAGTAAAAGAAAACCCAATATTATACAAATTAAAAAAATACAATAGGTATATAATAAATCAATATTATATATAATATTATTTATTAATAATATTATAAATAATATTAATGAAATAATACTATAGGTTTTTAATAAATCAAAATCAAAATAATATGTAATATATGAATGTAATCCGAAAAAAAATAAAGAAATTATAAAATTATTTGTTACATATATACAAAACATAAATATCAAAAATGTCCATATAATTAATGAACAAAATTTTCCATTATAAAACGATAATATTTGTTTTGTCCAAGAATGTCTAAATTCATATAAATCTTCACCAGATATACTCCAATTTACATCTGGTTGATCATCATATTGGATAACGTATGTATTATATGATATATCTCTAATTCCATCTATATCAGTGATCGTTGCAAAAATAGTTGCACATCTTTGGGAATTGATATTAATAATTTTATCACCAGTTTTATATTTTGTAAAATAAATACTATTTAAAATTTTTTTTAAATTTTTTATTTTAATTTCTTGTTCTTTTATTTTTTTACGTTGATTATCTAACAATATAAAATCCATATCCATTTTATATTGATATATAATATTTTGCATTTCTATTGGTAATTTCATTTTTAATCTTATAATTATAAGATTCATTTTTGTTATTTATTTAAACTACTTAAATAAAATATTTTTTAATTTCAGATTAAAAGATGAATTTTTATCTATAATATATTATTATATATTATAGATTATAATGAACAATATTAATTCAATTATACAAAATAATTATAAAAACGATGTTCAGAGCCAAAATGGTGGAGAAATAAAGGGAGAACGACTTGAAAATTTTAGAAAAAAATATGGTTTTTTTACAAAAACTTCGAATATAATAAAAGAAGAACTCAAAAAATTAGGAAAAACCCGAAAAATTGAAAAAACCAGAAAATCTGATTTTTGTATGTATTTAGATACAAAAAATTTACCTTATAAATTTTTATTTAAAAATTTAAATTCATCTACTGGCAATGAATTTAGTAACGAATTTACACAATATTTAAAATTATTAGATAAACCAAATGATACTATTATAATTGCTATGCCATTATTCATAAGATTTACAGCAGGATTAGCAACTAATATTATATTTTACAATATAACTAAAGATTCTGAGAATGAATATACAGTGAATGTAGAACGTTTTAATACATATGATGAAATAGCTATAACTGAAATTGATGATATAATTGATAGATATCTAAATATTGAATTATCAATCACGGATATTGATTTTAATATTACAGTTAAACATTATAAATTTGATACTAATACATTTGATATTGATATTGATGATGATATCATAAAAAGTTTGATTTATTCACTTTTTTTTATGTATAAAAGGTTTGAAAATCCAGATGATAAAACACTTGAAACAACAATTAATAAAATAACTGCAAATAGTTCTCGAAAAGATATTATTGAATTTGCTACAAAATTAAATATACTTAAAGACTTAAAAATAGAAGAAGAGGATCTCGAAGAATCTGTAGATAAAGATATTATAAAAAAATTACTTGAAAGACCAGACTTAAAAACAAAAGGATTACTTTCATCTATAGAAAATATATTTGATGAAATGGAAAATGTATATGAAGAATTTGATGAAAATGCAATTAATATTGAAGAATTAACAGAAAAAATAGAATACGCAACAAAACAAATTATTGAAATATATGAAGATAAAAAGATTTTTTATAATGATTTAAAAATTACAAGAAAAAATCTTAACACAGATATAGATAATATTTATACGGAATTAAATAAACTTAAAGATGCCATAGTATACGGTGTTGAAAATTTAATATTACATCGCGGAATTATTAGCGCACAATTACAGAAATTTGAAAAATTATCTGAAAATAGCAACATTTATGAAAACAAAAAGGAAGTTTTTGAAAATATTAAAAAAAATCTTGAAAATATGGTAATCAAACAAAATGAATATGATAATAAAATTTTATTATTGAAAGAACAACTTGAAACTAAAAAAAATGAAATTGAAGAAAAAAATAAACAACTTACCGAAACAAATAAAGAAATTTCAACGGCAGAAGATGGTTTAAAAATTTTAAAAAAAAAATTAACATTTTATACACAAAACGGTGGAGATTTTATTACTAATATAATAAATAAAACTAAAAAACAAAATTCTTCTAAAATTTTAAAACATAATCATAATTTATTATTACAAATCAAAAAAAAATTTGGAGGAAAAAATAAGTCAATTCCTGAAAAATTAAATACAAAATTAAATGAATTAATTGATAATAATAATAGTAAAAAAAAGAAAAATAAAATAAGTGAAATTATTGATGATATAACACCAATTGTTATCCAATATCAAGAAAATATTGAAAAATATCATGATACTTTAACTAATAGAAACACTTTAAAAAAAAGTTTGCAAGAAGCTTTTATTAAATTGAGAAATTTACAAGATGTATTTTCAGAAACGAAATACAAATTAACGGATCAAAAAAATTCCTTAAATGAACAAATTGATAAAATTGATACTATTATTATACAAATGCAAAATGATAATAAACCAAAAGATTTAATTGATAAAATAAAATTACATAAAAAAAATTTAGTTGATTTTCTTAATACCAAAGGTAATTATATACAAAAAGTAGAAAAATTAAATGATATATTAATTAAGAGAAAAAAAAATCTGAATAATTCTAAAAATGATGTTCGTAATAAATTAAACGAATTACGAAATATTGGATCAAATTTAGATACAATTAAAAATGAATTAGAAACACATACAGAAATATATGGTGGAAATATTTTAAATAAATCAATTATTAATGCTAAAATTAAAAAAGATACATATTTAGAATACTTAGTTAATCCAATTCAATTTTTAATTAAAGGAGGCAAAAATGAATTAAATATCAAAAATTATTGGATTAAAGATGAAACTAAATATATTTTTAAAAATTTTGAATTTAATGAACTAAAAGATATAGCAAAAAAATGGGGAATTTCAAATATTAATAAATTTGAAAATAAAAATGATTTAGCAGATGCTTTAAAATTAATTTTATGTGTTAAAACTGGTTTAATTCAAGATAGACAAAATACAGTTGTTGTTAGTTCTTTACTTGATATTGATATTTCGGATATAAATAAAACTGATATTGGAGAAATAATTAGAAGAATTAATAATAAAACAACTAATATTCCACAATTCAGTTGTAATAAAAATCAACAAGGAGGAGCTGGACAAGTTATTGATGAACATCGTTTTAGAGAAAAATTCACTACTAATAAAATAGCACCAAAAATTGTATTTCATATTCCTATAACCCTAGAATCATTTATAGAAAAAAATGAAAATAAATATCCACAAATTATAGAAAAATTAAAATTAGCTCGTATACATTCAATCAGTCATATTAAAAATACGCAATTACATAAATCATATGATGCTCGCCTTTTAAAATTAGTAGATATTGATGATAATTTTGCCAAACAATTTATAAGCAATTCATGGATTGAAGGTCAATATTTAAATGATTCACCTTATGTAAAAGATAATAATAGTCCATTTTCTAGTAATAATTATAAAGAAATGAATAAAGAACAAACCGTTCATTTTATTGAAAATGCAATTGATAGTCATAATAGTGCTATAGCAGTAGGAACTGACAATATTTTAGCAACTAT